AACAAGGAAGCCAAGATTCACCCCACACAGAAGCCGATAGCGCTTTATCATTGGGCCTTTAAGAAGTTTGTAAAGCCAGGAGATAAGATACTTGACACCCACTTGGGAAGCGGAAGCTCCCGCATAGTAGCTTATAAGATGGGCATTGATTTCTATGCTACGGAGATCGACAAGGAGTATTTCGAATCGCAGGAAAAGCGATTTCTTAGAGAATGCTTTGGCGAAATAAAAACAGAGAAAGGAACATTAGTACAAACAAATCTATTTTGAAATATAATGACTACCGATACGGCAACCAGGATAATCAGCAAGCATGAGAGCCTTGTAGTCCTATGCACTTACAACATACTATTCACAAATGACATTTGTTGCTGGCAGATAATCGAATGCCTGCAAGCGATGAAGCGTACCCCCTATTACAAGCATACATTCAAGAAGTTCCTGAATGACGCTGAAAAGGCAAGAAGGGCTTACGAGAAGACAATAAACAGCGTTATAGGTGCTGACAGAGGCGATTTTTTCGCAGATTGAAATGACAGGTATTTGGAAGAGGTTAACAAGCACGTTGAAATGCTCTACTGGCAGTTCAAGCAGGTTCTTGACAATATGGGGGGGGGAATATTCCTCAGAACTTGCGAGGTTTGAGCTGGCAAGAACGCTTTGCGAATATGCCTGCTTGCAATTCGATGAACGTATTGCGGCACTCAAAAAGAAAGATGCTGGATTCAAAGGATTCACATTGGAATATCTAAGGCTGACGAATGTATCAAGGCTGATGGATATGGCTTCGGAATGCCTTAAAATAGGGAAAACCGTTGATATGAATACGGAGAAATGCACTGCCGCATTTGATGTGCTTGTCAGGAAACTTTCTGATACTGAGAATATAGCGAATGCTATAAATGCTGATAATATATAAAATGACAAATATATGAAACAAATGAATATTCCTGCTTTTAAGTATTATCTCCGAATACATGGTTACCGTTTGCATTGGTTCGGTACAGGTACAAAGAGCAATCCTATTAAAGTTAAATCAAAAAGGAAATAAGTTATGAAACAGACAGTAGAAGAAGCAGCCAAACAAGGAGCTGAAGGATATAATATCGTCGGGCAGAATATTTATAAATCCGGATTTATTGCCGGTGCGAACTGGCGCATCAATAGCGTATGGCATAAGACTAAAGATGAAGTGCCACAAGCTCATGGAGAATACGAAAATGAACATTATCCGCAGATACCATGCCTTGTGTATGGAAAGTTAAGCACTGGAACTGGTTACGGTGTCCGCTATTGGAACGTAACAGAGCAATGCTGGGACGATGAAGAATGTGATGATTACGAGTGTTCCAAAGATGCCATTGATGAATGGGCGTATTTGGATGATTTAATATCAACTGAAGAGTAATGATTATGAAACAGACGGTAGAAGAAGCTGCACGGCAAGAGCTTATGTCAAGCTATGCAATAGTGGTTAAAGGTGAGTTTGCATATCAGCAACAAGCAATGCTAAACATGTTCAGAAAAGGTGTCGAATGGCAGGCAAAGCAATCACCGTGGATAAGCGTAGAGGATGCAATACCAAACAAACAAGCAAAAGGCATGTGTCAAGTGAAATTTGTTGATGGTAGTATTGATGAAATGGCAATGCGAGAAGTGAATAAATGGATATACCCCTACATCAATACTGGATATGTTACTCATTGGAGACCTATCCCCTCATTCGACGAGATACTCGAAGTAAACAAGGATGTACTGGAACGGATTAAGGAGAAAGGAGATTGAAAATGATAAAGAAACGGTATGAAGTTTCGTGTGATTTGTGCGGAAATGGTTTAAATCACTATGCAGAATTAAAACCTACTTGCACTGATTTAAGGAGAGATGGTTTTAAAGTTAAAATCAATAACGGAAAGGTGTTTGTTTTTTGTAAAGAGTGCTATGAAAAGATAAAGAAGGAGACAAAGAAATGAAAGGAAATATATTTGACAAAATAAGGAAAGCTGCTAATAAATATATAGAGTATAGTCTTGCTTGTGATAATGTAGCTAAAGAAGCACAAAAGCATATAGATTGGAACAATGATGTTTCGTGTGAATATTATCCCGGTGATGGAATATGTATAATGATAGACGAACATGTTTGTTCTGCTGATACATTTTTTGACTTGGTGGAAGAATCGGAAAACGGTATGATTGACAGGAAAAAGTTTATAAGAAACTGTATTTGACAAGGAGATTAAAATTATGGGATATAAATGTCCGGGATGCGGAAAAGACTTTGGGCTTGACAAGGAAGCATTGTATCGTCATCTCGATTTTGAAAGTGGTGAATGCTCTGCATATGCCTATGCTATTCTTGTAGGTGTAAAAAGGGTATTAGGAGAGAGGTCGTATGCTGACAGGAAGTTACAAGATAGAAAAAGAATATCAAAATCTTATTCGCAAATAAGCCCTAACCATAATTGGATAAAACAAAATATCATCAGTGATGAAAATGGATATGATATTGTAATTTGTTCACGGTGTGGCATTAAAGCTAAACGGCGAATGAGTAGTTTTATTTTTGACATGAGGCAATCCATGAAGAAAATTGAAAATTGCATTGACAAATAAATTTTGTATATGGAAAGATATAGGATTGTGAAAGAAATAAGGTATAACGGCTGTATTCCGATAGTCGTGTATTTTGTACAAGTCAGAAAAGACAAACGTATTTCATCCGAATGGGTGAATGTAAAGGGCTTTGATACCTATAAGAGAGCGAAAGAGTTGTTGGATGTTTTAAATGGTGATTGATATGAATATAGAAGAAGCAAAAATAAAGAAAGCGAAAGCAGAAATGGAGATAGCCCGGATTCTGGAAAATCTCGAATTAGAAACCGGATTGAAATCCAATATAGTTTATGTGTATCGGGAAAACGCAAAATCAGAACCTTTATCTCAACCCAAAGAGTGTATAAGAATAGATATTATTTTAACACTATGATAAAATTAAGACTGATACTCCGATTTATGCTTATCCCTTTATGGTTCGCCATATTCATTGTCTATCTGCCAATATGGTACCTGCAAATGAGTTGGTATTATTTCGACTTTAGCGATTACTGGGATAGCTATATGGTATTATGGGACAGAATAATGTTGTTTTTTAAACTTAAAAAGAAATAGAAGATGGTTATGGAAGTAAAGAACGGAATAATAATAGATGGAGTGCTGCATGAATTGAAGGAATCGAAATGTGAAGATTGCTTAAAATGTTCGTTATTTAATTTATGTCAAAATTGTTTTAAGGGTAATTATCTATGCTGGATAAACCTGGCTTCAAAATCAGAAATAACGAATGTTGAGTTTAGGTGTCGTGGCAAAGTAACTGTTACACTTTCCCACGAAGAGACTAAAAGTGTTGGAGAAATATATCGTAATGGAGTAAAGATAAATAAGGAGGAATAATAATGCACCAATGTAATTATTGCTGTTGGTATAACGAAAGATACGGAAATTGCGATTGTCCGTATGTAATGAAGAAGTCGGCTTGTGATAAAGCTAAAAAGGAGAAAGAAAGGAGTGAGAAATGGAATTTAAACATCCATTAGATTGGTATAACGAAAATACACCATCGAAAGATGAAGAATACGAAAAGGGATGTCTATCTATCGCCTTGATAGTAGCAATTATTTTCATTGCATTAACGGTTGTAATTTTATCTTACGAATTATGAAATCAAAACAAGAAATAGGAGGAATAAACAATGAAAGCACATGTAATGAAACTCGAAAACAACTGTGTAATTGTTGACGAGGAATATTTTAATGAGATAAAGAAGCAGTCAGAATTTAACCAAGAAAGGATAAACGAGATTGCCGAGGAAAAGTTTTTGAAATACATCAAAGAAAGCGGTATCAAGCTCTCCTATGAAGTAAACGGAATACCCTATATGTTCCATTATGATTTGTTGCATGAAATAAATTATGAAGAGAGGGGATATCCGGAATCCGTATCAGAAAAGGTAAAGTATGTTATCGCAGACAATATAACCAAGGCTTTGAATGATAAGCTTAAGGGGTTGAAAGACGAGGCTTTGAATTATGCGTTAAGCAAGTTTGACAAGCAGAAAAACGGTTTAGAGGTTACTGCAAAAATATGGAAACATTTTGCATTAATCTTTATCATTACGACTATTGTTCTAACAATTAGACTATTTATACAGCTATGACGGAAGAACTTGTAACATTAGAGACAGCGAAGCTGCTGAAAGAGAAAGGGTTTCAACAAAGGAAATATCTTATAAATGTTTCTACTTTGCATCATTGTTATAAATACCTATCTGTTCCACCTCAATCGGTAGTTCAAAGGTGGCTACGTGAAACCAAGGACCTGCATATTGGAATATGCTATTCACATAAGCTGTTTTGGTACTACGAGATAATGTCTGTATCGAACCATGTTTTAGTCGGTCTGGCAAACAGACCTTCTATTCATTACAATACCTACGAGGAAGCACTGGAAGCAGGAATACAAGAAGCGTTAAAACTTATATGATTATGGAAACTGTAGAACTGATAATTACGATAACCCCAATTTAATATAAGGAATAGATATGAAAACAGACCTCATTTTCTTTATTGCGATATTCATCATCGCAGTATTGTTCATCGGACATTTCCGGTTGACATTTTCACCGTTCAGTGTATCCCTACCCTATTGGCATAGAGCTTTAGGGGTTGTCCTTATTGTTGCAGGCTGTTTGGTTTACAACATAGGTGAACATATGTCCGGCTATAAGAAAGGGTTGGATAACGGTATGGAAATAGTCTTGAAACAATTGAAGAAAGGGTATGAACGACCAGGTGATTAATAAAGAAAAGATATTGCCAATGGTTGCAAAAAAAGGCTATTCTCCCGGACAGCCAATCTTTTTGTTAACCTTAAATCTAATACTATGAAAAACACATTGCAAAGGTACGGATTTGAGTGAATTGTGCAAATTATGAGCCTTTGTTCAGCCATCTTATAACATGGTTTAGCAAGCGGATATGTATGTTAACCATTAACGTAATAGATTTATAAAATTAACAAATAACCAATGAGTAGAAATGAAAATGTCTGGACTGATGCGAAATGTGCAGCCCTTCGAGTTGGATTCCTTGCCAGTCGTGAGGAACTCTTTTTGTATGCAAAAGCCATCTATTCCGCTATGATGTGG